ATTGGCTGAAAAGGTATCAAAATTAATTGTAAACAATATTGAAAGTTTAGGTAGTTGGGCCAGGCGCAACAATATGTTGGCAGAAGACCGACTGTATCCTAGTGTACAAGGGCATAAGGAATGGACTAGACAAATACTCATGCCCTTGCTTTGTGAAAAAAAACTGACTGATAAATTATGAAAAGAGATGGACACGAAAACGTACAGTTCTTCCACGGAACTGAAATAGAACACACTCCTGCACATGGCAAACGCACGTTGTTTGTGGTAGGAATTCAGAGTATGGATGATATTGCACAACATCTTGAAGGATGTGAACATATCTATTTTGGTGCCAACATGAGTTTTCCAAAACTAGATGTAGATGCGCCTGGATGGAAAAATTGGGAACACATGATTTCCCCATTTTTGAAATTAGGGTATTGGTGTACTCTTGATATAGATGTCGGTTGTGTAGAAGGCTTATGTGAGGCAGGTCTGACATGGTACTCCACTTTCATTCCAATGATTTCGGTGAAATTGCCGTATATACAACAACTAGGATATCATGCTATAATAAAGCTAGACGACCGGGACTTTGCTGCAACCAATCCAGGAGTATGGTGCCATAGTGTACACGAACTAATGGATCGCAAAAAGTTTACTGACTGGACTCAATATACCAAAGACCAACCACTATGAACCAAGTAGAACAAGCACACGCCGAAACACGAACTCGTATCAAAGATCGAGCTGTACGCACAATCTTTGTGCGTTTTCAAAAGGAAGGCATACATTGCTATCCAGCAGCAGCAACGGATCCAGCATTAAAAACTGGTGATGAGTATGACGTTAGCTTCTTAGGAACTCCACATCGTCATATCTTTCACTTTGAAGTGACGATTGAAGTATTTCACAACGACCGTGATATCGAGTTTATTCAGTTCAAACGCTGGTTGGAGAATCAATACTCCCAAAGCATCCTTGCGTTGAATTACAAGAGTTGTGAGATGATCAGTGATGACCTGTACGAGGTCATCGCAACTCGATATCCAAATCGTAAAGTTGTTATCACGGTGTCAGAAGACAACGAAAACGGCGCTACGATTCATTACAATACAAATCAACCCTATCAATCAATTGCTATCTAAGGAATCATAATGGCAAAAATTCAACTTAAATCTAATCCTCGTGTGGCAGAGATCTTCGACGAACTGGAAAAGTTCCAAGAGTTCTGTCAAGACTACGGTTATCGTTACGACGAAAGCGATCTTGGTAACTTCAAGAGCTATGCTTGGCAGCAGTACAGCAAGTACTCGCAAGGCAAGAATGCCAAGAGCATGTGGAACGAGGATGCTCGTAGATTTGCTGGATATCGTGTACAATGAGAAAACTATACTACATGGGGTTGGAGAGCTATGAAGCCCGCTACACTCTACAGCTAACTGAATGGAACCGCCGTGTGTTTGACCGTAGAGGTCTAGATGTTGTGTATGTGCCTGGCACAACCATTGACAACACACAAGCTATCTCCGTGGGGCAAGTATTAGACGCACATGGGCGCAGTTACTTTGGCATGAGCCAGATAATGAATCTTGTGCAACTGATGAAGAACGGTGAAGTTACCAGTGAAGATGTTGTTTACTTTGAAGACATGTTTCAGCCTGGCATTGAAAGTTTACCTTACATTATGGACCAGATTCCTGCAGAACAGCGGCCACAAGTATGGGTACGTTGTTTGGCACAGGCCATTGATCCTGATGACTTTGTGCATGTTTGGGGTATGGCAAAGTGGATGAACTTGTATGAACAAATGGTCAATGAGATGGTGGCTTTCTCGGGGGGTGCAGTATTGGCAACCAATGAGGAAATGGTCGCCCACATGCGCATTGCTGGATGGACTGCTCCGATCTACAACATTTCCGGTCTTGCATTTGGAAAAGCAGAAGTTCTTGGACGCATTGGCGGTAAAGAAAATATTAAATCTTTCGCGCTTCGTCCCCGGAGAGTTGGCTTCGCAGCTAGGTTTGACCAAGAGAAACAACCTGGCTTCTTTATGGATCTCATTGAGATGTATGGTGAACTCACCAGCGAACCGTGTGAGTTTGCAATATACAGTGGCGGACCTTTGCGATCCAACAACCCAGAGTATGTTGAACGTGCCCGCCGTATGGAGGCAGAGGGGCGACTCAAGATCTATGACAACATAAGCAAGAATGAATACTATGCTCATCTCAATAACACTCGTGTGCTGTTTAATTGTGCTTTACAAGACTGGGTCTCTAACACAGTTTCCGAGGCAGATACTCTCGGATGTAATGTATTGTATCCAGCGTATCGTAGTTTCCCCGAAACCTTTGCTAATGATCCCAACCGCCTTTACGTACCATGGAGCATAGACGATGCCTATCACAAAATGTGTAATCTTTTGCAGACTCCTCATCACAACATGGGCCTTATTAGTGATTGGAATAATGGGACTGTTGATCGGGTTATTGATATTATTACCGATCAAGGTCATCAGTGGGATCGTTCGGGGTCTCGCTACCGAGATCATGTCCCGCACGAAAAATACCAAGTTGTAAAGATTGAAAAATGAGTGTGGTAATTGTTACCGGCGTAGCCGGATACATTGGTGGACAGACTGCCTTGCTGTTGAAAGACGCAGGGCATGAAGTTTACGGCATTGACCGTAGAGAACCACCCAAACATCTGCGTGGTATCTGCGACAAGTTTTTGTACCAAGACTTTGCCAGTGATGTGGCCTTGAGTTACATTATTAATAAACAGCCGGATGCTGTGATTCACTGTGCTGGAACAAGTTTGGTAGGACCAAGCATGCAAGATCCTGCAGAATACTACAACAACAATGTGGCCAAGACATTGCGACTACTAGACATTGTTCGCAAAAGTTTGCCACGCTGTAGATTCGTGTTCAGTTCTAGTGCAGCCACCTACGGTGAACCCATGGTAAGTGCATGTTACGAAACTGATAGTTGCGTACCGTTGTCACCGTATGGTGAAAGCAAACTGATGATTGATATGATATTGGAATCATACCACCGAGCATACAATCTCAACTATGTTAGTTTCCGATACTTCAATGCTTGCGGTGCCGATCCCAAAGGTAGACACGGACAAGAACCTGGTGCCACACACTTGATTGCCAAGTTGCTGGAAGCCACAAGAGATAATGGACAATTTAGAATATATGGCGATGACTATCCTACTGCTGATGGCACTTGTATCAGGGATTATGTACACGTCGAAGACATCGCTCGAGCACATGCCTTAGCATTGTCTTCGTCTATTCCTGCAGGTATATATAACCTTGGGTCAAACTCGGGAACCAGTGTCAAACAAGTAATGGATCGGGCAAGAAAGATTGTTGGCAAAATGCCCTACATTGGTATAGAACAACGACGGGCCGGCGACCCTCCTGAGTTAACTGCAACCTCTAAAAAGTTTGATGCAGTAGCAGGTGTCTGGCGTCATCATGATCTAGACGCAATGATTCAACACGCATGGACATGGTACAATAAATGAAAATTTTTATAACTGGGGTATCTGGGTTTATTGGCAGTCACTTGGTTCCGTTGATGTCACAACATGAAGTTGTAGCACTCAGAGCTGACTTGCTGGACTTTGATGCAGTACGTAAAGAAGTACAAGCAGCTAATCCTGACATTATAGTACACTTGGCCGCACGTACAGAAGTTGAAAAAAGTTTCTACGAGCAAATTAGTTTTAGCCAAGTTAACTATGTTGGTAGTGTGAACTTAATCGAAGCCGCAAAAACTTGTAGCAATTTAAAAAACTTTGTGTTTGCCAGTACTATGGAAGTGTACGGCTGGCAACCTATTAGTGATCAAGTTAAAAATCATGAAATTATAAATAGTGTAGCGTTCGATGAAAATACCGAACCTCATCCAAATGCACCGTATGCTGTGGCCAAACTGGCAGTAGAAAAGTACTTGGAATATATACATCGTAGCCAAGGATTCCCGTTTACTGCTATTAGACAGACCAACGCATATGGTCGCCAAGACAATGACTTTTTTGTTACCGAGCAAATTATTAGTCAGATGCTCAAAAACCCCGAAGTGATAACCTTAGGATACGCAGATCCGTATCGTAATTTTATCTTCGTCAACGACTTGTTAGATGCATGGTTGTCGGTTATACACAATCCAGAACTGTGTAATGGAAAGATTTTTACTATCGGTCCAGATCATCCAGTTAAAATACGTGACCATGCTGACTACATTGCTAGACAGTTAAAATGGAATGGCACTATCAAGTGGGATACAAAACCCAAAAGACATGGTGAAATATATTGGCTTAACAGTAACAATAACCTAATTACAACAACATTAGGATGGAAACCCAAGTGGACTTATGAACAAGGTATCGCAAGGACAATTGATATATGGCAAAAGAAGTTACACTAACACCCACACAGAAACACTGGGATAACAACACTCTAAACTACGATTTAGAAAAATACAACTGGCCTGCCTGGGCGTTGAGTGTTATACAAGAGGTAGCCCCTGATATCAAGGAACTCGAAACACTTCACAAAGTGTTAACACCTACTGAAATTGTACGTGTGGCTGGACATGTGCAAAATGCCTGTAGTCGCAAAGACTTTATGGAACGATTTGATGCATTTACTGCTGAATATGTGCCGGGTCGCATTGCCAACAAACGTTTTATGATTCAACGGCAAGGTACATTGCGTGTGGTAATTCCCGAGCAATCAAAAGTTGGGCGTAGACTGCAATTCCACCAAGGCATCTTTGTAGGCAACGGTCGCGGTTGTAGAACTATATGGACTCCGTTTACACAAGCAGAAAAAACAAACACAATGTGGATCATGGACTTAGATGTCAGCCGCAATGTTACTAAACGTGTGTTAGCAGAAAAATGGAGTCTTGAACGATTTGAAGAAGAATGCATGAAACATGCATGGCCTGTTACACTTGATCCTGGCCAGAGTCATTTGTTCTTCCAGGAACACTTGCATGGTAATGTGGACAACAAAGAAGGCTACACTCGTGTCAGTATGGACATGCGCATTCTAATCGAAGGTGAGGAGTGGGGCCGTAGATTACCTGGCGGCTTTATGCGGCTACCCGGAGACCATGAAGTAGCAGAGACTGGCAACTATATTGGCAAGAGCTTTATTACCTATGCAGGGTGGAATTCAACTTTTTCTAAAAACATTCCATTGCCCATGCAACGTGCCACAATGGAACCATACTGTGCAAAAAACAAAATTACATACACCAACTACGAGTTTGAAAACGAACACCTAGATTGGCAACCTAGTTTAGAATACTTTATCAAAGAGCATCCAGATGGCATTGTGTTATGTAGCATGTACTCATTAACCGATGACGTACAGCGTAGAAGCGAGCTGTTACAACTAGCATTGGATCACGGCGTAGAGTTGCATTTTGCTAACGAGTCAGTCAGTTTGAAGTGCAAAAAAGATTTGGAAAAAATTGAAACGTATCTTAATTTTGCTGTTCCAAAATTTGGTCCCTATGTTTGGGAAGAATAATGTTTGAAAAAATTAAAAAGTTTGAAGAAGAACTAGCAGAGTTCACCGGAGCCCCGTATGCTGTCATGACCGACTGTTGTACACACGCAATCGAATTGTGCTTGCGATATGAACGTGTCAGAGAATGCCAATTCACTCCTTATACCTATTTGAGTATTCCCATGCTCATGTACAAGTTGGGTATTGAGTTTCAATACCTGGATCATGCTTGGCAACGTTGGCACGGAGAGTACCAATTCATCAACACAAAGATTTGGGATAGTGCAAGACGTTTAGAACGAGATATGTATCGCACAGGTTCTATGCAATGTTTAAGTTTTGGACATGACAAGCCTTTACATATAGGTCGTGGTGGTGCTATAATACTAGATGACAAAGAGGCATATGATGCAATAATTTGCATGAGGTATGACGGACGTGATCTAAATATCAAACCCTGGATTGATCAAAAAGAATTTAGAGTTGGATACCACTACAAGCCCACACCAGAAGAAGCTGTGCAAGGTATTGCGATGCTGGAAGGTCTGAAAGAACACTGCCCAGCACCTCGACAAGTTGACTATCCAGATTTAAGAACTATCACTATCAAGGACTAAGATGACAGAATCAAGAACATATAATGAAACAGCACTAGATGCCATGGCCGGAGATGGTGGTTACGGCCTGGCTAAAATTTGCGATCATCTTCGCTTTAAATTCAAGCGTGACGGAAAAAGATTCTGGGCTGGCGACAACGTTAGCGAGTATATTGACGAGTCGATGAAAGAGCAACTAATTAACGAAGCTACAACAGCGTTTGAAGGTGTACTTGATGCACTACTAATTGACAGAGAAAATGATCCAAACTCACAAGGCACAGCAAGGCGTCTTGCTAAAATGTACTTCAATGAAATCATGTCTGGCCGTTATGAGGCGAGCCCTAATGCTACGGCTTTCCCGAACGATACGGACGGAAAATATGACGGTATGCTTGTGGTGCGTAGCGAGCTTAAGAGCATGTGTAGCCATCATCACCAACCTGTTACGGGTGTGGCTTATATTGGAATCATTGCTGGCCCCAAACTCATTGGTTTATCCAAGTACACTCGGATCGCGCAGTGGTGTGCCAGACGTGGAACTTTACAAGAAGAGCTCTGCATGGACATCGCTCGTGAGATCGAGTTCGCAACTGGATCCCGAGATGTTGCTGTTTATATTCAGGCTACCCACGGATGTTGCGAGAATCGTGGTATTATGGCTCACAGTAGTCTCACCCAAACAACGGTACTCCGTGGAGCATTCAAAACAGACCAAAGCGTAAAGAAGGAATTCTTTGACAACATCAAACTACAACAGGACTTTGCACCAAGATGATCAAATACGCAACACTACAGGCCGCACAAGAAGGCAAGGTGGCACCCTGGGATCTAGAAGTTCCTGAACTCAGCACTCAACACGTGACTGTGTTTCGAGATCGTTTTCCAGTAACCGCAGGTCATTTGTTGTTTGTACCACGTAACAACACCGACGAAGGCATTGTTGTTTGTCTAGGTACCGCATTGATTGCCGGGCAACAGATGGTTGCTCGTGACGAATGTGACGCATTCAACGTGGGACTAAATATGGGAGAAGCCGCAGGACAAACTGTGATGTACCCGCATGTACACTTGATGCCAAGACGTGCAGGAGATACAGTTGATCCCGTAGGCGGCGTCCGAGGAATTATCCCTGGACAGGCCAACTATCGCAAAGGCGATTATCAACTTCCTGATTAATGTTTCTATCACTAAGTCAACACGTTCCAATTGGGCATGTAATCCCGTTACCCCAATATGATAATCGAGTATCCATTGTTAACAATGGAACGTTGTCTCTAATGAGCAACATTTGCCCTCATCAAAACAGTCGTATTGTTAGATGCGCTACTGACCACAGTCATTTACAATGTCCATACCATGGACTAAAATTTGATCACAACGGCGCAGGAGTAGACAGCAAATACAGTCTAGAAAAATGGCCTGTGTATCAAAATCAAACCATGTTGTTTGATCAGCATGTGAGTTGC